GCACTTGCCAAGAACGATGAGGAGTTTAAAGCCCTCGCCGAGCACCCTGATGTGAGAGTGCAAGGTCTTGTTGCGGCACGACTCGGAACGAAGTCCACACTGGAGGAGACACGCACACAGAGGTTTATAGATATAGCTTCACGTGGCAAGCTCCCAGTCCCAATCAAGTACTATGCCGCACACACTGGTAGGTTCGGTGGTGACGATAAGATCAACCTGCAAAACCTACCTAGCCGTGGGCAGAACGCAGGGAAGTTGAAGAACGCGATCCTCGCACCGCAAGGGTACAAGGTAATTGATGCTGACTCTGCACAGATTGAAGCGCGTGTGTTGGCGTGGCTTGCTGAACAGAACGACTTGGTGGAAGCGTTCGCACGTAAAGATGATGTGTATAAGAAGATGGCATCGGCTATCTACGGCAAGCCCGAGGCAGACATCACGAAGGACGAGCGGTTCGTGGGTAAGACCACAATCCTTGGTGCGGGTTACGGCATGGGTGCGGTCAAGTTCCAAGCACAGTTAAAGACGTTTGGGGTTGATGTGTCACTCGATGAGGCCCGGAGGATCATTGACATTTACCGTAAAACAAATCCTGCGGTGACAGCTTTATGGCGGCAGGCCCAGAACATGTTGATCAACATGTCACGCGCAGAGCCGTGTGTGTTGGGGCGTAAGGGTGTCCTGAGCGTGGACACGTGGGAGACTGCGGTCAAGTTGCCGAGCGGGTTGTTGATGCGGTACACCGACCTGAAGTTTACGCAAGGTGAGAACGGCGTGGAGTTCAGCTACATGACTCGCAAAGGACGCACCCGAATCTATGGCGGCAAGGTAATCGAGAACGTGTGCCAAGCTATTGCGCGGTGCATCATCGCCGAGCAGATGCTCAAGATCGGGAAGCGGTACAAGGTGGTGCTCACCGTACATGATGCTATTGCGTGTGTCGTTCCTGATGCAGAGGTTGTGGAAGCCCAAGCGTTCGTAGAAGAGTGCATGCGGTGGACACCTGAGTGGGCGGCGGGTTTACCTGTGAACTGCGAGAGTGGTGTTGGACAAAGCTATGGCGACTGCTAACGGTTGGAGAAAGAGGCAGATTATGATCAAAGAACCTGAAGACGAAGCGTTTGAAGAGTTGGAGAAAGCCCAACAACGCAGAGCGGTGTTTGATGACGATGACATCCAAGAGTACAAGAAACCTTGGCGGTCTTTGTCCGACGAACAATACCAACGCATCCTAAAACAAACTGAAGGGTGTGGGCACTTGGCTTTCTACAACCTGATTGAGAAAGCACTGCGGGAGTTAAACACATGAAATGGTCATACAGTAGCATGAAGCTCTTTGAGCAGTGCCCCCGCAAATACTTTCACTTGAAGGTGCTTAAAGATATTGTGGAACCGGAGAGTGATGCCATGCTTTATGGAACACGTTTCCACGAGGCGGCTGAGTTATACATCCGTGATGGCACCCCGATCCCTGAGTACTTCAAGTTTGCCAAGGGCGCACTTGATTCCCTGCGCAACATCGAGGGAGAGAAGTTGTGCGAGTATGAGATGGGTGTCACCGCTGACTTGGAGCCGTGCGGATTCAAAGATGATAACGTGTGGTACCGAGGCATCGCTGACCTGCTGATCATCAACCGCGAAAAGGGTGAGGCGCGGGTCATCGACTACAAGACAGGCAAGAGCGCCAAGTACGCTGACCCTGATCAACTAGAACTCATGTCTCTGTGTGTCTTTAAACACTTCCCCGAGATCAAGAAGGTCAAGGCGGGACTACTGTTTGTGATTGCCAACGCCTTCCCCAAGGCACAGTTTGATTTGACCGATGAGATACGCTGGGACAAGTGGAAACACAAGCACCACAGACTTCAATCAGCGTACGATAATGACATGTGGAACCCAAAGCCGAGCGGTCTATGCAGGGCGTGGTGTCCCGTATTAAGTTGTTCACACAATGGGAGAGCGTAATGTTTGACTTTGGAGATGGCTTTGAATCCATCTACGGTAAAAGTTATTGTGTAGATGACTACGGCACAGTGGTACCCACTGCCAACACAATGAAAGCCGCTGTCGAGTATGCGCTTGATCACAATACTACGATTAAATTTTTTAGGAGCATGTGATGCCATACACCAAATCACCACGTCCGTACAAACACGAGTACGAGAAGCAAAAAGAACGGGGCGAACACCCCGACCGAATGGAGCGGCAACGCGCTAGACGCGCCCTTGACAAGAAGGGTGTTGACCGCACAGGTAAAGACGTGTCGCATGCCAAGATGTTATCCAAGGGTGGAACAAATGCAGACGGTTATAAGCTGGAGTCACCCAGTAAAAACCGTGCTAGAAATGGGCATAAAAAAGCTGTGAAACCCTAGTTGACAAACCCAAAATCACTTGCTACATTGAGGCAGGTTTTCAAGAATATGACCGCTGTAAGGTGTGGGTGAGCGGTCAGGGGACGTGTTAGAAAAGACCCTTTAACTACACCAGTCGGCACTTGGTTCACGCTTTGACAGGGGAACCGACACGCATGATATACAGAAAGTGGGAGACCGCTTTCTGTGTGTTGTGCATTGGGATTTGACAATAACAGGATGATGAAACGACATGGAAATTATTGAGAACAAGGCACTTATGCTGAAGGTGCGCGACCCTGAGAAGGTGACCGCAGTCATTCCAAAAAGCCGAGCCGTGGGGGCACACAACGTGCTGGTGCATTGGGGGCTTGACGAGGCACAGGTTCTGAAGAACCTCAAGATCAAGAACGTGCCCTCACCCATCCTCAAGAACTATCAATGGACGGGCTTACACAAACCGTTCGACCACCAGAAAACAACTTCATCGTTCCTCACCCTACACAAGAGAGCCTTCTGCCTCAACGAGCAAGGCACGGGTAAAACTGGATCAGTCATCTGGGCGGCTGATTACCTGATGCGTCAGAGCCGAATCAAACGGGTGCTGGTCATCTGCCCTCTGTCAATCATGGACTCCGCTTGGAGGGCCGACCTCTTTAAGTTTGCCATGCACCGATCAGTGGACATCGCCCACGGCAGTGCCGAGAAACGCAGGGCAGTAATCGAGAGCCAAGCCGAGTTTGTCATCATCAACTTTGACGGTGTTGAAGTCGTGGCTGATGCCATCGAGAAGGCAAACTTTGACTTGATTGTGGTGGACGAAGCGAACGCATACAAGAACGCACAAACAAACCGTTGGAAGATACTCAACGGGCTGATCAAGGCCGACACGTGGCTGTGGATGATGACAGGCACCCCTGCCGCTCAGTCCCCCGTGGACGCATACGGGCTTGCCAAGCTGGTCAACCCGATAGGGGTGCCCAAGTTCTTTGGGTCATTCAAAGACATGGTGATGTACAAGATCACGCAGTTCAGGTGGGTGCCCAAGCCGACCGCGCTGGAGACGGTGTTCAACGCCTTGCAACCTGCCATTCGATTCACCAAAGACGAGTGCCTTGACCTGCCTGAGATGACGTACGTCACCCGCGAAGTGACGCTGACCAAGCAACAGCAGAAGTTCTACACCCTGATGAAGAACCGCATGGTCATGGAAGCGGCAGGGGAGGAGATCACAGCGGTCAACGCCGCCGTGAACCTGTCCAAACTCCTACAGATATCTTGTGGTGCGGTGTATTCCGATACCAAGGAGGTTGTGGAGTTTGACATCAAGAACCGCTACGCCGTGCTTAAAGAGGTCATTGACGAGGCAAACAACAAAGTGCTGGTGTTTGTGCCGTTCAAACATGCCATTGATCTGATTACCGCCAAACTGCTGGAGGACGGGATTACCGCCGAGGTTATACGGGGGGATGTGCCTGTCAACAGACGCACCGACATCTTTAAACGGTTCCAAGAGACCCCCAATCCGAGGGTGCTGGTCATCCAACCACAATCAGCCGCACACGGCGTGACACTCACCGCCGCTGACACCGTGGTCTGGTGGGGGCCGACATCCTCGCTGGAAACCTACGCCCAAGCCAACGCACGAGTACATCGTGCTGGGCAACACCATCCATCCGTTGTTATCCGCCTGATAGGGTCTAACGCAGAAAAACATGTTTATAGAATGTTAGACACTAAAAACGACGTTCACACAAAAATTGTTGATCTTTACAAAGAATTGCTTGACTAACGTAAAAGAGCCCATATAATAAGATTCCCTGCAACTAAAACGGAGAGATGAGATGAGTGAAACTACACCCCCCGTCCCAGCGGAAAAGCTGGTGCGTGTATACCTGAAGATGAAAGCCGCCAAGGCTGACCTTGAGTCCCAAGTCAAGAAGATTGACGGGCAGATGGATCAGATCAAGGCGGGACTTCTCGACTACCTGAAGACGCAAAACCTTGAGACTGCCCGAACTAGCGAGGGTCTGTTCTACCGCAGTATCAGAAAGCGGTTCACCACAAACAACTGGGAGGAGATGGGCAAGTTCGTCCTTGAGCATCAAATCCCTGAGTTGTACGAGAAACGCCTTCACCAAGGCAACATGCAACAGTTCCTTGAGGAACACCCCGACTTGCTACCACCGGGTCTCAACGTGGATAGCGAATACTCAATCACTGTGAGGAAGGAATGATGAACGACAACAACTACGTATCCATAGAGGATGTCGCCAAGTACTACTCAGTATCCGTGTCTACCGTGCGCACATGGATTCGTACTGGCAAGCTGACCCCCAACGACTTCTTGAAGTTGGGCAACACGTACCGTTTCCAGATTGCTGATGTGGATGCGGCCCTGCGCCGTATTTCTGCTGACGCTATTGCCGAACCTGCCCCGCAAGTGGCAGAGACCCCTGACCCAAAAGCCCCCGTGCAATTGGAGTTGAACTTTAACCCAGACAAAGATGTCTAAGGAGAATGAGATGAGTGACCTTACCCTGTTTAAAACTGCCCTGCCCAGCTACCTGCAAAACCTGCAAGCGGATGACACCACCTCTGCGTTAGCGGGGGGCGAAGCTGGTCAATGCAAGATCAGCATCAAAGGCGGCGTGTTCCGCGAGATGTTGGGCAACAAAGAAGTTCGCACGAGCGAAGACCGCGCCATTGAAGTGATCATCATCAAGGCCGCGCCGAACGTGTATCGCACGTACTTTGATGGCCCATACGTTGAGGGGCAAAACGCTTCTCCCGCATGCTGGTCGAGCAACAACCAGACCCCAGATGCCAGTGTTCCTGCTGAACAAAAGCAAGCCAACAAGTGCATGGACTGCCCCCAAAACATCAAGGGGTCTGCGGCTCAAGGTGAAGGCCGTGCTTGCCGCTTCCAGCAACGCATTGCTGTGTTGCTTCAAGGCGAGACCGACAAGCGCGAAGTCTATCAAGTCATCTGCCCCGCAACATCTGTGTTCGGTGATGGCGAGAAGGGCAAGCTACCTCTGCAAGCGTACGGTCGCCATTTGTAGGCTCACAACACGCCCGTTGCTGGTGTGGTCACTGAGATGCGTTTTGACACTGCGTCTCCAACGCCGAAGCTGATCTTCAAGCCCGTGCGTCCGAGTACTGAAGA